GGTCAGCGAGCTGGAGGAATGGGTCAAGAGGAACGGGGAGCTCTACTCGAATAGGAGGGGAGATGGCAAGGCAGAGAGCGGCGCGGAGTAGCGGCAACTACCACCGCGCCAAGGTGTCCACCTACCGGCCGGACACCGAGATTATACGCGAAAACGCGCAGTCAGAGTGGCAGAAGGGCTGCCGCTGGGCGGGAATCGCCCTGGCCATCACGTTCGGGCCCATGCTGGCCCTGGGAATCTACTGGGGGTGGCCGCTATGACGAAGTACCACTTCGGGCTCTCAGACGCCGAGAGGGCCGCATACGACGCCTGCTACTGGGTGCGCGACAACCGCGAGGAGTTCAAGGCCCTCATGGCCGTCATCCACCACCAGGTCGACGTCGGCAACCCGTGCGTCAAGCAGGGCGAGATCGAATACTACGTCAGGGAGTCGGGCATCGCGCTCGACGTGCTGGACACATTCAGGCACAACCGCAACCTGTACCCGGGCATAACCCGCTACATGGTTATGCTCAGGCCGAGGCTCGCCAAGTCGATACGGTTCCGCAAGTCGAAGCTGGACGACGTCGACCTCGTGGCCGTATGGCACGACCTCGTGGACGAGGGCACCGAGTTCCTCGCGAAGGACAGGTTCGAGGCGGAGCACCTGGTCGCCATAGGCGACGTGAGCGCCCGATGAGCACGCCGCTGTTCCGACCGAAAAACATCGTCTGCATCGACCCGGGCACCGCGAACACGGGCCTGGTCTACATGAGCGAGTACTCGATCATCGACGTCATGACGTTCCACGGCAGCGCGGTCGGATTCGACCAGTACCAGCTGAAGGAGCGTGCGGGCGAGATAGCCCGAGCGGCACTGGCGTTCATGGCAGACAAGCCGCACGGATGCGTCGTTGTGGAGGGGTTCGTCGGGTTCTCGGGCAGGCAATCATCCTACACGTACCAGACGCCCTACCTGGTCGGGTACCTCCACAGGGCCCTCGAGCACGCCGGCGAGGAAATCGTCATCCAGACGAGCCGCCAGGTGCTCAACCCGCGGTCGAAGGGCTCGGTCGTGTCCAAGGAGGACAGGGACGCCCCGATGGACACGAAGAAAGCCGCGCTGCTCATGAGCGCATGGGGCGACACATGGAAATGCACGAACGACCACCTCAGGGCAGCCGCCCTGCACGGGGTCTACTACTACAAGAACAGGGGATAGACATGAACATGGACAAGGAAAAGATGCTGGAAGCCGCCATCGAGGTCAAGAGGACCCTCGCCAAGCTCGACCTCGGCCCGCTGGAGGAGATCGAGGTCCTCGCTGCGTGCACCGCCGCCGCCGCCGACACGGTCGCCGCGTGCTACATCGTCAGGGAGAAGCCGTTCGACGAAGTCATCACCGACTTCCTGAAGGGCCTCGCGGGGAAGGAGTAGGCCGTGGACATCAAGCGCGAGATAGCCCAGGTCGCGTTCGAGAAGGCCGTCGTCGACGAGCTGACCGACGAGTACAAGGCCCACGACAGGGCGCTCAAGGAACGCTTCCTGGAGATGACGGACGGCATGGACAAGGCGCAGCAGTACTCCGACGTCTTCGGCGAGCTCTGCTCCCTTTCCAAGGTGAAGGGCAAGCCGTCCGAGGACGCCGTCCGCTACGACGTGACAGACCAGCAGGCCGTGATCGACTGGATGGACGAGCAGCGCCCGGAGACCGACGGGTTCGCCCAGGACAACCTCAAGGCGTTCTGCATGTGGTGGTTCGAGCACACGGGCGAGTGCCCGCCGGGCTTCGCCGCGATCCCGTACAAGACCATCGCGCAGCCGCCTTCGGCCAAGTGGGTCACCGAGAGGGACGCCCGGCCGAAGATGTTCGAGATCCTCAGGGACGAGTTCGGCTTCGAGCTCGACGCGGCGATGCCCAACCTGCTAGGAGACGGAAATGACAGCTAAGGAAAGACCGAGCGTGCTCGAAGCCCTGGTGAACATACAATCAGAGCTGAAGGCACCGAAGGACCAGAACGCGGGGCGCTACCGCTACCGCAACATCGAGGACATCAACGAGGCGGTCAAGCCCCTGGCGGCGAAGTACGTGTGCGCGGTCGTCTACTCGGACGAGTTCACCGAAGACGGCAAGTGCGTATCGACGTGCACGCTCATGGGCGAGGACGGCCAGATCAGCGCAACGGGCGTCGCGTACGTCCAGAGGCAGCCGAAGAACATGTCCGTGGAGCAGGCTTCGGGCGCCGCTTCCACCTACGCACGCAAGTACGCCGCATGCGGCCTGTTCGCGATCGACAACTCGGAGAACGACCCCGACATGCATCCCGTACAGCAGCAGGCCGCGAAGAAGCCGGGGCGCTACGACAAGATAGCCGATTACAAGCGGAAGTGCCTGGAGCTGGGAATCACCGAGATAGGCATCAAGTCGTGGCTTGACTCCACGTTCGGCAAGCCCATGGCCGAGTTCACCGACGAGGAGATAGCCGAGACCGAGCGGTACCTCGCGTCGCTCATCGTGGACAAGAAGGCGCTGATGGGCAATGGCTAGGCTGCCCGACGCGCCCGAGGGGTACGGCGAGATAGCGTTCGACGACGAGTCGATACCCCTCCACGTCAGGCGCAACGAAGCACTCAGGCTGATGACCGTCGCGCTGAGGGAATCCAAAGGCAGGGGATTGTCACATTCCAGGGCCGAGGCCGAGTACTACACGGCCAAGGCCGCGGACACCGACGACCTCCTGATCGCGGGCTACACGGCCACCAGCACGGCCGACAAGGTGAAGGGACAGCCGAGGACGAACGCCGCCCTCGAGAAGCGCATCGCCGAGAAGGTCGGCTACGACAACGCGGTCGAGGCCGTGCAGGCGTTCAAGGTCATCGCGAGGATACTCAACGATGACATTCAAAGGGAATGGGACCAGGCAAAACGCACCATGTAAGGAGAAGAAATGAGCATCAACAGGTACATCTGCACGGGCAACCTCACGAGGGATTGCGAGGTCCGCAGGACGCAGTCCGGAATGGTCGTCGTGGCGTTCGGGATAGCGGTCAACGACCGCCGCAAGAACAGCCAGACGGGCGACTGGGAAGATCAGGTAAACTATCTTGATTGCGTTATGTTTGGCACCCGTGCAGAGAGCCTTTCGCAGTACCTCCAAAAAGGCAAAAAATTGGCAATCGAAGGGAAGCTCCGCTACTCGTCCTGGGAGAAGGACGGCTACAAGCGTTCCAAGGTCGAAGTCGTTGTCGACGACATCGAGCTGCTGGGAGGCAACGGCGGCAACAGCCACTCGGGCAACAACTACGGAAGCGGCCAGCAGACCTACGACCCGCCCATCGAAGTCGAGCCGTCCCTGTACGACGACAAGATTCCGTTCTAGGAGAACGGAGATGTTCAGGTCGATAACGACTGACTTCTGGCTCGATTCCAAGGTTGAGGAGCTGAGCAGCACGGCCAAGTACCTGCTGCTCTACCTCTTCACCAATCCCAAGACGAATTTGACGGGGTGCTACGAAGTCTCGTACCGGCGAGCGGGGTCCGACATGGGGATCAGCGCGACGCAGGCGGAGAAGGCGATGGCCGAACTCCGTGCCGCGAACGTGGTGAGCTACTGTGCCGAGACAAACGAGGTCCTGATACGAAACTGGGATAGGTACAACTGGACAAGGTCGGTGAAGCTCGTGAAACCGCTCACCGATGGCATCGGGATGGTGAAGTGCGCTGAGTTCCGAAATTACATCATCGAAAAGTTCAACAATGTTTTCCCAGATGAATACCGTATAGATACCGTATCCGAAAAAGACGATACCGTAGCGATAGGTCTCTGTACTGTAACTGTACCTGTATCTGTTACTGACAAGGGGGAGGGGGTGCAGGGGGAGGGGGAGCCCTCCAAGCACTTCTCGAAGCCCACCGAGGCCGAGGTCGTGGAATACGCCAAGGAGAGGGGCCACCCCGATTTCGACGCCGGCAAGTTCTGCGACTTCTACGAATCGAAGGGCTGGAAAGTCGGCAAGAACCCGATGAAGGACTGGAAGGCGGCCGTCCGCAACTGGCTCAGGGACCAGGACGGCCCCACGAAGACCAGGAGGGCGGTGAGGGCCGATGCCAGGTACGCGAAGTATCGGTGACAAGATGCGGGGCGTTTTCCAGATGTACGAGAACTGCCCCCACTGCCGAAAGCCCCTCAAGCACATCACGGTCAACCTGTTCGGCAAGCCCTACGACGTGACCTGCTACGGGTCGTGCGGATGCGAGAGGTCGAAGCTCGACGGGATGGACCCCGACGACCCGAACCGCAAGTACGTCAGGGCGGGCATCGAGCCGAAGTACCTGCGGATGCAGGTGGACACCGACGGCTACGAGGGCAGCGTCGTGAGCGGCTCTTCGCTCTACGTCGTTGGCCCGAACGGCACGGGCAAGTCGACGTTCGCGGCCAACGTCGCGAGGAAGCTGGTCGACAAGGGGCTGTCGGTCCTGTTCAGGAACTCCAAGCAGATAACCGAGGACCTCAAGGCGTCGATGAACGACCAGTCGACGGTCAACAGGCTGTTCGGCGTGGACGTGCTGGTGATCGACGACCTGGGCAAGGAGCAGCCGACCGACTACGTGCTCTCGATGCTATACCTGGTCATCGAGACGCGCTACGGGAAGATGCGGCCGACCGTCATCACGTCGAACTTCCACCGCGACGAGCTCATGACAAGGTGGGCCGAGGTCGACGAGGCCACCGCCGAGGCGATGGTCTCCAGGCTCTGCGACAACACCTACACGGTCGAGATGGACGGCCGGGACTGGAGGACGCAATGAGCGACTTCAGGCCGGACCCGAGGCTATGCGGGCTCTCGAGGAAGGTCTTCGACTGCTTCGGCAAGCCGCACATCATGTGCCACTACGAGGGCAGGTCGATCGGCAGCCACGCATTGGACGAGGGCGCATGGTGCGCCTGCTGCGGCAGGCCCGCCACCAACGCCCACCACTGGCCCGCCGGGAGGCGGACCGTCGAGGTCGCGGGGAAGGTGCTCAGGCCGTCGCTCATAGCGGTGTGCGGGTCTGGCACCACCGGCTGCCACGACGGCTTCCACGGCGGCGCCAGGTTCGACGCCGAGTGGGCATGGGACGACGAGGGGGATTTCGAGAGATGGCTCAACGGGGATTTCTGGGAAACGGGCTACGAAGCCCACGACCCGAGGCTCTACCTGCACGGGTGCTGGATCCTCGCGGACAGGAGGACGGGCCGCACGTGGTCGATCCGTTCCGCGAATCTATAGACGCGATGGTCAGGTCGGGCATGACGTACCGCGAGGCCCTCAGGGAGCGCGGGATAGACGAACACGGTTAGGAGGAACGATGGACCTTGGCGCATACGTGATTTCAAGGGCGCAGCTGGTCGACGAGTACGTGAGGCGGCACTACGGCGAGGTGCCGAGGATGCGCGGCGTGAGGCTCATGAGGTTCGAGGAGCCCGTCGAGTCGACGGGGCCGCAGGACGACATGTTCAACAGCCACTGCGGGAAGGACGTGGTGTACATCCACACCCGCTGCGGGTCCGCGTGTTGGGGCGACGACGACCCCGACGCGAACTACGTCGGCTGCGGCGGCAAGGCGTGGGAGGAGGCCAATCCCGACACGTTCATCGAGTCGGTCAACGACTGGTTCGACGGCACGTACCGCGACCACTACTTCCGCGCGGTTCCGGGCAAGGATTACGACGAGATGTGCGCGCGCTTCGAGGAGGCGCTGAAAGGGGACGAAGATGGAGCTGAAGGTTAAGATGGCTGACGGTGCGCCGTTGCCGAAGCACGCGAAATGCGGGGATGCCGGTTTGGATCTGACCAGCAGGGACACGGTGAACATAGCGCCGTCCGAGACAGTCATGGTCCACACGGGGGTCTCGGTCGAGATACCCGAGGGGTACGTGGGGCTCTGCTTCCCGCGCTCCGGCCTCGCTTCGAAGCGCGGCATCAACCTGGCGAACTGCGTCGGCGTCGTGGACAGCGGCTACCGCGGCGAGGTCATGGCGCCGCTCCACAACATCGGCGGCTCGGCCCAGCTGGTCGAGCGCGGCGAGCGCGTCTTCCAGATGGTGGTGGTCCCGTTCGCCACCTGCGAGTGCGTAGAGGTCGACGAGCTCTCGGAGACGGATCGTGGCGAAGGCGGTTTTGGGAGCTCTGGTCGCTGATGGGCAGGAACAAGCTGCAGCCCGGGCTATCCGGGCGCATAGGCAAGGCGTTCTCCAGGAGCGGCGTTACGCGCGTCGACTTCTGCAACGCGACGGGGCTGACGCCCATGGCGTTCGACTCCTGGCTGATCGGGGCGAGGACGCCCAACGCCGACAGCATCGTCTCTATCTGCAGGATGACCGGCGTGTCCGCCGACTGGCTCCTGGGATTGGTGGTGGAAGATGGGTAGGGACTTCCGCTACGACCGCGACTTCGATGCGGTCGAGCAGCAGGACGGCACGATCCGCTACATCCCGAAGCCCGTCGAGCTCAGGAAGCTCGCAGAGCTCAACGGCAATCCGCCGTGGACCATCGTCGTGTCGGACATGGACATCATCCCGCACGAGGCCACCGACCTCGTGGGCTACATCGAGTGGCGCGGCATCCGCTTCGCGAGGGTGCCCGACCGCGACTGGGACACGGAGGCGTGCAATGACTAGCGGATACGACGTGGACAGGCTCAGGGACGTGAACGGCGCGCTGTGCGCCGAAATCAACCGCCAGGAGCGCGTCATCGAGCGGCAGCAGGCCGAGTACGCCGAGCTGGCGCAGATAAACCACCGCTACGCCGAGCGCGTCCGCGAGCTGGAATCGCTCGTGCGGGACATGTACTTCGAAGAACCGATTTACCTGTTCGAGCAGTGGCTGGAAGACCACGGCATATCGAAGGAAGTGGGCGAATGAGGTACGAGCACCCGGGGCCCGAATGCCCGAGCTGCGGCATGGTCATGCGCGTGCTGCACGTGCCATGGCCCTACACCGGCGAATGGGAGATCTACGAGCACCCCCAGTTCTGCAGCAGGTGCGGGACGCGCCTGCCGGACGCGGGGCGCATGGACGGAAAGGGGGAGCGGCATGGCTAGGGGACTTCTGCCGTGCCCGTTATGCGGGGGCGAAGCGTCGACGAAAGCGGCGCAGCAAAGGGAGGACGGCACGTACTACCCCGCCTCGTGCGGTTGCCGCAAGTGCGGAATCTGGCAGCACGGCGATCGCGACTACGGGCATGGCGGCTTCGCGACCGAAGAGGATCGAGAATGCTCGATGGAGCAGGCCGCCGCGAGGTGGAACAGGCGCGCCGGCGACGCCCCGACCCTGGGCGACCTTTACGGCATTTTGGGCGACGAGAAAGCCGTTGGCGACCCTGACGGCGGCTCTAACGTCGCGTACATCGTGTCAGAGAGCGCCAAAGAGCAGCCAGACAGCTGTGACCATTTTACCGACGCCGGTAAAAAGGCCGGCGACGGGACGGACAGCCGCGAGAAGCTGCTGGAAGACGCGAACGCGCTCGCAATCGACTACTGGGGCAGGCGTCGCACGTGGTGGGACGCGAAAGCCCTCAAGAAGGACGTAATCGCGCTGCTCGACCGCCAGGCGGCGATAACCGAGGTCGAATGCATAGACCGCTGGAACATGAAGGAGGCGGTTCGAATCGCCGAGCAGAACGAGCAGATAGCCGAGATGCAAGCCAAGCTGGACGAGTACGAGAACAGGGCGGAAGCCTTCACGCTCTTGACGAACGGCACGGTATACACGGGCTCCAAGCAGCTCGTAGCGCGAATCGCCGAGCTTCAAAAGCAGGTGGACAGGTTCACGGCGAGGATGCCGCGCGAGTGCGTTGACTGCGAGCTGGGCTACTGGGCGGAGGTGGATGAGCTGATCGCCGAGCGCGACAACCTGGCGAGCGACCTCGAAGCGTGCAAGCGCGAGCGCGAGGAGTACCGCTCGCTGTGCGGGAAGATGCTGGGCGTGGCGCAGGAGCTGCGCGTGGCCATCGACGCATGGGAGGGCATGTCATGATCCACTGGCAATCGCTCGACCCGAAGCCGACCGCCTACGAGCAGGGCGCGCTCTACCGCAGATGCAAGCGCAGCGCATGGTACATCGACGGGAAATGCGAGGGCATGATGGCGTCGCCGACCGACGACAGGGCGCACCGGGTGTGCAGGGTGTGCGACAGGTTCTACGGATATACGGGGGCGAGCTGATGGGGAAGATCGGGAAGTGCCCGCTGTGCAGGTACCACAGGGCGTCGTGCGCCGAGGTGACCGTGCGGTCGACGGGCAAGACGTACTACGCCGTCAGGTGCGGCAGGGACGAGTGCAGGCTCTCCTGCGTCCCGGACTTGCGCCACTGCCACGAGACCGAGGCAGAGGCCGTTAGGGAGTGGAACGAGATGGGAGTAAGGCGATGAGCAGGTTCTTCTACGACGAGCGCCGCGAAATCGCCATCGAGTTCGGCGGCAACCTCGATGAGCTGATGAAGGCCGCCGGCATGAGCAGGAAGCAGCTCGCGGCACGGTCCGGCGTGTCGAAGTCGAGCATAGACAACTACATGGTGGGCAGATGCGAACCGACGGCGTTCGCAATCGTGAAGCTGGCGCAGGCAATCGGGTGCTCCACCGACCGCCTGCTGGGATTGGGGGCGTGCAGATGGGCGAGATAAAGGCGCTGGAAAAGCTGCGCACGGCAGCTAGGAACATGGCAAAAGGCCGCAATCTGGAAAACCACGAGGAATGCAACCTACTTCTCATCATCGCCGATGAGATCGAGGGCGAAGTCGCCGAGCGGTTCATGGAACTGCCAGTCGATGCTGACGGCACTCTCGTCAAAGCGGGCGATACGGTCTACATCACGTGCGACATGCCGTTGGTGGGGCTTGACAAGAAAGACGTGTACGTGGTTCGCGGTATCGGTCTCGATTTGGCGTGGATTGTCAAGAAGGGCGGCAACGCCCTGGACACATGTGTATACACCCACGAGCTGAGGCACGTCAAACCCCGCACGCTCGAAGACGTGCTATGTGATGCGCTCGCAGATGCGTCGTGCGCTGGAGATGGCATTAGGCGAAAGTTCGAACCAGACGAGCCTTATGTGACCAAGCTGGCCGACGAGATACGCGAGCTGCTAGGAGGCGCGGAATGAGCGAGAAGGCGTTGATAACCATCGCGTTGCAGCTCGTCCGCTACCACTACGAAAAGGACGATGCGAGGTTCGACGAGTCGTGCATCGAGCTGGAGAATTGGTGCTACGACCGCGACGAGGTCGACCTCGCGGAGTTCGCGATGGCGTGCCGCTGCCCGGAGTTCTCTTTCGTGCCCATGGGAGGTGTCGAATGAGCAATGAGCTGAAACCGTGCCCTTTCTGCGGATGGGGGACAATCTGCGAGGTCAGCACGGTGCCTTTTCGGCATAAGTGCGGATGCCACGCGTGCGGCGCATCTACGGCGAGCTACCGTACATGGGACGAAGCCGTCGAAGCCTGGAACACCCGCACGCCCGAGCAGGCAATCGCCGCGACGCTGGGTGGCGGAAAGCCGACGACGGACGTGGCCGAGAAGGTGGAAGAACTGCGAGCGGAATCGCTCAAGTTCCCGCCGAACATCCGCCGCAAGGTGAACGTGGCCCTCGACGGAATCGAGCAGGCAATCGCCGCGACGTTGGGCGAACAGCACGGCACAGCCGAGATTGACGAGCTGCTGGACAAGTTCGAGAACGAATGCTACATGCTGCGCGTCGAGGCGAGCGAGACACGCGCCAAGGACGAAGCCGTGCGCGAGGCATACGAGCGAATCCGCGAGGAATCGGCTCGGGCAATCGCCGCGACGCTTGGGACGTTAAACGAGAGCACAAAAGCGTTGATAGATGACATGCTTTATTTTATCGGCAATTGCTGCGAAACAACGCTTGATTGTGATTGTTGTGATCCTGTTGATTGCAAGTACCTCAACGGGGATGGTGAACTTGCGGAATGCACCAGGTATCAGGATTTTCTTAGTCGCGCAAAGGTAATCGCCGCGACGCTTGGCGGCGGGGAGTGCGAGTGGGAGCTAGAGCACAGCGGCACGCTTTACGACAAGTGGCGCTGCTCCGAGTGCAAGTTCCTGTTCGTGGAGCCGCGATGCGACCAGGGCTATACGGACTTAGATCCGAACTTCTGCCCGAAATGCGGGATGGCGGTGAAGCGATGAGCAACTACCTTACCAGCAAACTGGGAACCGACGATCTACTCGAATGCGCAAACTGCGGCGGCGAGCCTGAGTGGCGTGATGGTAGCAGTACCACACCGTATATCCGCTGCAAGTCATGCGGAATGCGCACGCCGAGCAGCAGGAGCTACGACAAGCTGAGGGCGGTTTGGAACACGAGGAAGGCGGTGAAGCGATGAGCTACCACGTAGAGAACCCACGTATCAAAGAGCTACCAGAACAGCTAATCGTACGCGAAGATGGCTACATGGACGCGTACAAGAGCGAGGGCGTGCCGATTGTCGATTACGTATACACGCTGGGCGGCGGGGAGTGCGAGATTGTGCGCAAGCTCGACTTGTTGGTATGCACGGCGTGTAATCGCGCCGTTGGGAAAGCTGACAATGACTGTCCTGATGGTGGCGCTGCGTTTTTCCGATTCTGCCCGAAGTGCGGGAAGAAGGCGAAGCGATGAGCAAGAAGCCGAAACGCAAGGTCAAGCTGCCAACCGACCGCAACGGAACGCCGATAAACGTCGACGACGTGGTCGGATGGGACGACGGCACGATCTGCCGGGTCGAGACCCTGACCTACCTCGGGGAGGAGTTCGAGGACGCCATCGGCAGCTGGGTGATCAACATCGAGACTGACTGCTACGACAACCTGCGAGGGTGCGAGGTTATCAGGAAGGCGGTGAAGCGATGAACAACCTGCAACACATCGTCAAGAACGACACGAGAGCCGCAATGCACATGGCCGTCGAGCTGTGCGAGCAGGGCGATTTTGACAGCGTGCCCGAAGCGTTTAGGTGGCTCAACCAGGAAACGGTCGGCAATTACACCCGCTGGCACGAGCTCTTTGGCACGCCAGAGAGGGCGGCGCGGACTCTGATAGCGGTTCGTGGCGAGTGCGAGTCCAGCGGGCCATGCTACCCAAATTGCCCGTTCGGCGATGCTCCTACATGTCCGAGCAACTGCGAGTCGCGCGATTACGACGCGCTGCTCGAATGGCTGAAACAGGTGGTGGACGCATGAGCAAGTTCGAGGTCATACGCGGCGTAGAGGGCTGTTGCCTTGCGCTTGACGATACGCGCATAGCGGGGCCGAAGCCGTGGGGCGGCGGGACGGTTATCCACGCCTGGGAAATCGACGAGCGCACACGCTCCGCAATCGACGACTGGATGGCAACGAAGGACGGCAGAAAGTCGCGATGGCACAAACTGTTCGGCACGCCCGAGAGGGCAATGCTCACGATAGCGTCGTGGTGTACGCATAGCGACGGCTCGTGCGCTGGGTGTCCTGTATACGGCTCGGATGTCGATGACTGCAGTGATTGCGACTCACTTCTTGAATGGTTGAGGGGTGATGCAGAATGAACTGGCTCAAGCGCAAGCTCGAAATCCGAAGGCTCAGGAAGCTCGAACGCGATAAGCTGTGGGAGATGATGAGGGCCGGCTACGAAGCAAGCTGCGGAAGCCCCGCAGGTTTGCGCGAGGAACGCCGGCTCGAACGAGAAGTGGACGAGATTCGCGCACGCATCTATGAGCTGAGAGGTGATGCGCGATGACGTACAGGACCGTTCACAACTGCGACAGATGCGGTAAGAAACTCGGTTACCAGAACAATTTTCCAGTTCAAAGACACAAGCGGGTGTTCTGGACGGCGGTCGTCGGCTCGAAGTTCCGCAGCTTCGACGGCTCCAACCACACGACGCAGGAGTTCGACCTCTGCTTCGACTGCGAGAACGAGCTGATTCGATTCCTGAACGGAGAGAAGCTGAGGGGCGATGCGGAATGATCTACGAGGTAATCATCGACATTTCCGACGTCGAGCGCAGGAGCTTTGATTTCAAGAGAATGTTCGATGAGAGTATTCCGTGTAAGGAACGAATCGTGCGGTGCCGCGATTGCAAGTGGTATGCAGAGGCGAACTCGCTGACTGGATGGAATGATGTCTGCAACCTGACTGACAGCAACGTGCAGCCCAGCGGCTTCTGCGCATGGGGGGAACGACGGATTGACACGCACGCCGAACGGCTGCGCGGGGAAGGAGAGGCCGAATGACGCAGGAGACGTTCGCCGCAATCGGCATGGTATTCACTGGGCTGCTCGTAATCGGGCTGCTCGCAATCGGCATCGGCGCACTGGTCGTATCGCTTAAAGAATGGCTCCAGGAGAAGCGGTGGAGCACGAAGAGCATGCTGGAAACCCAGAGGGCGCTGATGGAGGCCAACAACAGGCTGAACGAGCGCGTGACCGCGATTGAGGACGAGCTGAGGGGTGATGCGAAATGAAATGCCCGTTGACGCTGATTGACAAGCACGACAAGGTTTTCGACTGCTTTCACGATTGCGCCGCGCTCGTGCTGGTGGACAACGGCAAGAAGGCCGTGTGCGGCCTGTTCGCTAACGCGGTGCTCCCGTTCGAGGGTGCGCCCGCAAAGGCCGTGAACTGGATTGACGCGGACGAGCTGAGAGGTGATGCGGAATGAGTAAGATACTACTTCCGCAATGGGAGCAAGTAGACACGACGCCAATAGACGCCCTCGAATCAATCAGGCTCGACTTCAAAGCCATAGACGAGCGAACGGACAAGATTCTCGAAATCACGCGCAGCACGAGGATCGAATGCGAAATCGACCAGATTTGGAACAGCGTCATGGACTTGTTCTACACGGCCACGCGAGAGATAGAGCGGCTGCGCGGGGAAGGAGAGTAAGCATGCAGAGCGTGACTCTAGAGCAGTATTTCATCGAGGACTACAGGCGGCTCAAGGCCGAGAACGACCAGTTGAAATCGGAGCTCGCACAGTTCCAGGCGAACGCGGGCAACCACGAGTACGGTATCACCGACCTGCACCATAGAACAGCGGCAGTCAAGGGGTCGGTAATTTCGGACTACTACGTGACGAGCAGAATCGGGGGCGGCTACCTGAAGCCCGACGAGGTGCGCAGGTGGATCGAGATGGACGACGCGCAGCTGTTCGACGCGGTCAAGGGCAAGAGGGCCGACTACACGCCCATCCTGGAATACGAAGAGCACGAGTTCCAGTACACGCTCATGGTCAAGGAGTCGAGGACCGAGTGGGTGGCCGTAAGCGACGGCAACAGGAACAGCAATCTCGTCGACATGAAGGAATCCGAGTTCTGCGAGAACACCTGGTTCCCCGCCGAACGCAAGGACGAGTTCAAGGCATGGCTGCTCGACATTCTGCGCGACGAGCTGCGCGAGGGCCTTGCCAGATGGGAGAAGAAGAAACAGTCCGAACCGGAAGGAGAGCGACATGCTCAAGCGATGGTATGACGGAACCGAATACTGCAGCCACGATGATTTGGAGTCGATCAAGTCGCTGCTCATCGGCAGGCGCGTGGTCGATGTTCATGAAAGCGGCTACTTGACGCTCGACAACGGAACGGTGTTGAAGGTCGAGCCGAACCGGGGATGCGTCTGCGGCGCTGGGGATTACTGGATCGACCATCTTGAAAAGGTCAACAACGCCATCACCGACGTCGAGCTCGATTGCGCCTACGTAGACGGAAAGGACCACGACATGGCCTACCGAATCTACGTGTATGCGAATGGGATGCAGCACGAGCTGCTGCGCGTCGTCGGTTCCGACGGCAACGGGTACTACGGCACGGGTTACGAGCTTGTCGTGAAGGTTCGCGGGGAAGGGGAGTGACATGATGGATTCGAGTCCGCTGGCTGGGAAGACCGTCGAGGTCATTAGCGGCAGGTTCAAGGGCGAGCTGTTCCGCGTCGAGGATTTCGCCTGCAACGTGTTCGGGACCATTGAGTGGGAATTGTTGTTCGGCAATCCGACCGTGCTTGAGTTCCTTGCTACGCATAAATACTATCCGGGCATCGAGAAATCGGCCCTGTACGGCAAGGTTGGCATGTTCGCGCACGTCTTCTGCCCGGAGGAGCTGCGCATGCTGAGCGGGGAAGGGGAATAGCCGATGGACAGGTATAGCACGAAGACGCTCATCGACAGCATCCGCGACTACTCGGAGTACGTGCGCATCGACTACGAGCGCGATTGCTTCGCCGATGCCGAGCAGAACGCGAAGGTGCTGCTGGACTGCGCGATGGAGCTGTGGAAGCGCATGGTCGAGATGCGCGGGGAAGGGGAGAGCTGATGAAAACGCCAATCACGACAACAGAAGAGCCGAGTTTTGACAGGTGGCGCGATACGCGCATCGAATACACGGAGAGCCTCGGCGAGGCGTACAAGTCGCTCAGCGTCGAGACGTATTTCACGCTCGACGAGCTGACGGCGATTGTGCATGAGCTGCGCGGGGAGGTGGAATCATGAACCTAGCTGACAAGAGGCGCGAGGACTCCATCCGGCGGCGCATACGCGCGCTGGCGGACGATAGGAAGGTCGCCCTCAGCGCGATCGCGCTCAAGGCCCGCGTCGACCAGGGCGCGGTCAAGGCGCTCTACGCCCAGGAGGGCGTCAAGAAGCAGCGCATATCGACCGCAACGGCGGACAAGATAGAGAAGGCGCTCGACGAGCAGGAGAGGGCCCTCGGGATGGTGAAGAAGTGCACCAAGTGCGGCAGGGAGCTCCCGGTCGGGATGTTCTCGAGGCACAAGTCGTCGCCCGACGGGCTGCAGTATAGCTGCAAGGAGTGCCACAGCAAGTCGTATTCAGAGTCAAAGGGAAGGAAAGCCGAGATGAACAACAACTCCGAGAAGGCCATGACGGCCGAGATCGTGCGCAAGGTGAAGAGCGAGGACAAGCGGGAAGTCGAGTCGAAGTTCATGGCGCCTTACTTCGGCATCACGCCGAAGCAGCTCGACGAGGTCAGGAAGGGCCAGTGGGACAGCCTGCTGCTGACGCCGAAGCAGCCGAAGCGGGCCGATTCGGTCCTGGAGGCCGTGGAGATGCTCCGGGGCGAGGTCGCGGGCCTCAGGCGCGAGATCGAGTCCGTGATGCTCGAGCTGGGCATCGAGGCCAAGGAGGACGCGGCGTAATGACTTACAGCTTCGGCGATTGGGTCGTCTACGACCCGGGTTACAAGCGGGAAATCGGGCGCGTGACGGAATGCCGCGAGCGCAGCGCGTTCGTGTGCTACCACCAGGGATGCACGGCTGCATCGACGCCGCTGGAGCACCTGCGGCCCGCCACGGACGCGGAAATTGCGGCAGCGCCAGCGGGAATCGGCTTCCACCGCTTCGACGCCGCGTGCCCGAAGCGGGACGAGGAGTGCTGCTACATGTGCAAGGCGGTGAGGGCATGAGGGAAACGTTGATGCCGTGCCCGTGCTGCGGGAGCGCGGCGACGGTCGAGCCGCACCTCATCGAGGCCGGCTGCACGGTGGGTGACCAGACGTGGGCAGATTGGTGGACGGCGAGCGTCAACTGCGATTCGTGCGCGCTCCAGTTCGTAGGCGGCGGCGACACGGAGGAGGAGGCCGTCGACGACGCGCTGAGGGGATGGAACATGCGGGCGGCGACGACCGACCAGCAGTTCGCCTGGGCCGTGCACGACGGGCGCACGTGGGTGTGCGCGGAGGCCGCCCTGGAATCCGACGCGCTGAAGCCGATACCTGGGTTCACCCGCGACAGCATCTACCGCGACTCCATGGCCGAGTGCGGCGAATGGATGGGGAAGGCCACGGACTTGATGCGGGACATGTACGCGCTACTCGACGAGACGTGCGATACGTACTACGAGCCAGACTTCCATGCGATAGGCGAGCGCCTGCGCGAGTTCGGAATCGGGGTGGAGCGATGAGCGAGACATGGGCGGACGCACAATTCGACATGCTCGAAGCAGCGTATGACGAGGTGCCGATTGAGGCGAAGGCGCGCATCGCCGAGCTTGAGCGCGAGCTGCGCAAGTCTTACGACGCGCAGGGCGTCAAGGCCGAGGAGCTGGTGAAGCGCGACGTGCTGATATGCGAAATGGCCCGAGAGCTGCGCGGCCTGAACGACGGCGGCGTACCGACCGACTGCATGGAATACGAGCGGCGCATGCGCGAGCTTGGGATAGAGGTGGACTGATGCTGATAAAGACCGAAGGGATGGGAACGGCCACGAACGGCGAGCGCACGTGGAGCGAGCCTTACGAGATATGGGTCAATCCGAAGCTCGTCGTGTCCGCGCTGCCCGAGATAAAGAGCATAAAGCTGCTTGG